GTAACTCAAAAATAATCTTTTTGTACTTTACTGAATTTAAAAGGTCAGTAATGTTGTCTTGCAGTGTCTTGAATACGGCTACCGGATTGAGGTATTTTGAAATCATATTAGGCTTTTAATTATTTCGCTAAGGTCTGGATTTTCTTTTATCACTGCATCTTTAATATCTACTCGAATCTTTCGAAGCTTGGTCTTTACAGTGTTTTCATTGATCGAATAGTCAATTGCAATATCTTTGACTTTTCGATTCTTGATCATTTTATCGATTGCGATGTTTTTCATAAGCTCATCGCTAATGTTGTAGATTTGATTTATTGTTTTTGCATAAAGCTCGTCAACACCAATGTGAAAGTTTCTTATGTTTTCAAAGTCATCAGGTCGATCTATCGCATGGTATAGATCATCTATGTCAAGATGAGTGTGTCTCTTTTTCTGATAAAGGTAGTAGAGAGTCTCATTCCTGGCAATTGTATAGATCCAAGTGGTGAACCTGCCCTTTCCAAAGTCAAACTGACCGACGTTTTTGAATATTTTTTTGAGACTCCATTGCAGAGCCTCCTCAGTATCCAACTCGTTTTTACAGAATTTCCAAATGTAGAATTTTAGCTTAGGATAGATTAACCTAGCCAATTCATTACGTTCAGTTTCAGTTATTGCATCGGTGAGTAGTTTTTCAGAAATTTGCTGTATTCTTAGATTTATTTCGTTGTTTGTTTCCTCGTATCCCATTAGTTCAGTTGTAGCTCTTTTTTGTTTTTTAACTCCGCAATGATGTCTCTGCACACTAGGCACTTTTCATACTCTTCTAAACCAATATAGAAATTCATTGCGCTTTCAAGACAGCTGACAAACTTACTTCTAACAAGACCTATCGAATACTCTGTTTCATTTATCACTATGCTCACGACCCTTATCTCTGCGACACTTGGATCCTTATAGCTTTTTTGAATTGACTCGACTATTTTATCATAGATCGATACTTTGTTACGGTTGAAGACCTCATCAAGAGTAACGTCTCCATTAAATTTAAGTTGGCGCATATGTCGTTTAATTTTATCTCTAAAATATAATACTAAATTACTATCAACTTTTAAAAAATCTCTGCTTTATTTTTTGCATCTTTTCCCTAGACTCAGGATCTGCTACGTTTGCCTGAACAATTGACTCGCCAGTTGCACCATTTGCTGGAACATTGAGTCGCTTAAGTTCGTCAAAATTATACAAACTTCTTGTATTCTGGTCGCGGTACACATTAAATATTTTTTCTTCGATTTCTTTTCTGTATTCAGCTGGCATGTTTTCATAGGTTGCAATGCCTATTTCCCAAAACTGGGAGGACTCAAAGAACGGCGCAAGGTTTACAGAAGTCATAGCAAGATCATCGTTTCCATTTTGACCACGATACACGCCGCCCTTAGATTTACCAAATGACATGAGTTCCATGAACGTTAGATAGTCGGTCGTGATTATCTTGTTGATCGTTACTAGGTACTTGAAACGTTCACAGTACTTTATCTTGTTAGTCGGCCCAAGACGTAATCCAAGTTTAGTAATGGTTGCCATTTCAGTGTGCTTTGTATGCACAAACTGGCCATTCCAATAGTTAGAATTGTCTGCGAATCTGGAGTGAACAATCTCTCCTTTATGATTCATTTCAAGAACGATTCGTACTCGCTCAGGGTTAAAGATCTTATAGGTGATATATTCAGCTGCAGCTGCGAACTGGGTAACGTCTAGTTCATTGGTGCGCAGAGTTCCTATTTGCACTAGAGAAATGGTGTCAAGCTCATTTCTAATAGCGTCTTTCTTTTTCAATAGCTCTGAAACTGGCATCGCAATCGCTTTGTAGATATTGAGAACAGAATAGTCTCCGCCTACTCCATCTGCAGTATCTATTGAAAAAACAAAGAACGCAGGGTCATTCCTAAAGTCATCAATTGTACGATTCGCGTATTTTGGATGTAACTTGAAATAGTCATTGATGTAGGCTCGATCTTCAGTAAGAGCGAACTTTGAGTTTACATAGTCTACCTTAATATGGTTCAACTTCTTAAGTTCGTTTGACCCAAGCAGCAGCTGATCAGATGAAAAGAACTGTAACCCATACTCCTGGTTGAAGTCGTCTATCGATCCAATATCTGCAATAGCAGACTCTTTCCATTTTTCATCTCTTCCTGGAACCTGCCACCAGTCTACTCTAAGAGGAACAAAACTGCTATTGTTTTGTATTGCATCTACCCAGATATCATAAAACTTATTTTTACCATTTGGAGTAGACGTAATGACTAACTTTGAATTGGGGTCAGCTGAGATGGTTGGAAAGATTGCACGATAGAACTCATCCAACTTTGCCTGGTCAATATGCGCAAACTCGTCAATGTACAGTAAGTTTACAGTAAGACCGATACCTGATTTTTTTGTAGTAGTTCGGCCAACTATCCTGCTATCATTGTCAAATTTAATGTTTCCGGTATTGATATGCTTGATTCCAGGCTTCATGAAAAAGGGCAAGCCGTCCAGTGAGATCCTAAACTTATCCAACAACTCTCGAGTGGTCACAAAGTTATCTGCAACCAGCAGTGCAGTCTTTTCTGCATGAAATAGGGTGAACCACAAGATGAAGATAGCTGAAGTGACAGATTTTCCGATCTGTCGGCTTGCCATCAATATATTGTATTTGTTTTCCTTAAATGAGGTAAGTATCTCCTCCTGAAAATCACGTAAGCCCGCAGCATTTTTTATGAGCATTACTCCATCGCTGGTCTGAATGTTACAGTAGTTGTATGCAAAATAGAGCAGATCCTCTTTGCATCGTTTAAGTTCGAGCCACTCTTCTGGAGTGTATTCAAACGGCAGGCTTGGACGTTTTAGGTTAAGGTCATTGTCTTTGAATGGTGAGTTGTGCAGACCTTTAATATCTAGGCCATTGTCGATTTCTTCAATGAGCTTATTGATTCGAATGGTGGTCCAGATCGATGAATTAGTATCATCGTCTGCTCCGCTCATGCCAGAGACTTTACGAGACGTGAACGCGCCCCGAGAGGACATTATATCTTTCATTGATTAGATGATTTCGGTAAGGTCAATAAAATCGTCAGTATCTTCCGGGTCAATTTGGATGTTCTTCTGACGCATAAGTTCAGCTTTGTTGCCTGGATTAATTAATCCTCCTGCAACCTTCTCAGACTTTTCCTTTTTAGGAGCGTCTGGTAAACTCTTAGTTATGTTTTTAGTTCCTACTGTAATAAAAAATTGGCCCTCTTCTGGGCTAGATTCTACATCTAGAGAATCACTGTTTACTGGTTTATCTCTATTCAGCTTCTGATAGGTTTCTTCCAGAAAAATGATGTAGTTTGCTTGGGTTTTAGTGATTGCTGCCATTTTGTCTTGCAGCTGTCCCATTACCTCAATGAGTCGAGGATGAGTGTTTCCTGAGGTGATTTCTTCCATCACCTTTATGATTGTGATCTTTAGTGTCTTTAACTGAAAGAAGAGATTGGAAATATTGATTGTGTCAAGCTCTTTTTTGTGCTTAGCATAGTCATTTTCCTCAAAGATCCCAATGTCTACGAAATTTTTAAAGAGCGAGTCAGTGATTTCACGAGCTTTTTTCGTGAACTGGTTACTCATTTCTTCAAAATCGTAGGGGCTCTCTTTTTTTACTTCTGAAGAAAGTTCCTGATCGATTACTAAATCGTTTTGGTTTTCATTGCTAATTGATCCCAGCAGAGCCTGAATTTCATCTTTAAGATGACGACGGCTCTCTTTATTCATTTTAGGATTGTTTTCTGCCATGCAGTTATTTGATTTTAGACTCGTACTTGTCCAGTGCTGGATTTGCGTGAATCTTGATTTGCTTTACTGCCTCTACCCATTCATACACGATCTTATCAATGTTACTGATGTAGGTGTTCAAGGTTGTACTCACATCAAACATTTGACCTGAGAGAGTCTTTTTTAGGATTTGACCCTTATAGTCAAATCCGGTGTGTAGTCTCTTTTCTCTACGTCCTAATACTTCTCTAAATAGACTGTCTTTTACCATGTTATGCTGTGATTTTTGGTCGAGCTACAATGTCTTTGATCTGGATGTTTACGGCGCCTAATGACTCTTCAGAAAGACCAGTCGCATAGACATTTCCATAGCGATCGCTAAATCCTCCACGAATCAGAGGTAATTCAGTTTCTTCCGCTACAATATCGTTAAACGAGTCAACTCCAATGTCTGGCGCATTAGGATTAACGATTTTGGCAG